TCTGTAATAACTAATATATAATCTTTTGCTCTAACAGCACCAATAATTGTTGTACCATCATCTAATCTAAATGTACCCGCTGTGTTAGTAGAAGTTGGATCATATTGTTCTATATCTTCTTGATCAGAAAATCTTATAAACATTGGATCTTGAGTTGAAGGATTACCAATAGTTGTTTCTGTTCCAAGATGTAATAAATGTCTATCTCTATCGGATACAATTGTTTGAATACTTGCTGTTGGGTTATTTGGTACAACCGTTGCTCTTGTACTTACACCAGTTCCTCCATTAGGTTCCCATTTAAATGTTTTACCATTTTTAATTGTTGCAATTAAATTTTCTCCAAAGTTATCTAATGACCAATCTGCACCTTCAATCGTTGCATTAGATGTAGTTCTTGGTGTTCCCCAAGTTCCATCTCCCCATAATCCAGTTCCCCAACCATAACCTAAAGCAGATATTAATGGACCTACAACATAATAAGGAGTTACTGTAGAAGATCCTTGAGCCGTCATTCCTGTTCCAGTTTCAGTTACAGCCATAGTCACTGTAAATGTACCACTAGTAGGTACTGAATTAACTTCAAATGTATTTGTTGTAAAATTAGATGAGACAAAACTTGTTGCTCCTCCACCTGGTAAAGTTACAGAAGTAAATACAATATATTCACCAATCTCTAAATTGTGTGATGCTTTATTAACGGTTACAGTTTTAGATCCTGTTGTAGATGTAAATGTACAAGCTGTTAATTGTCTATCGGTATCTAATGGAGTAATGTCATATAAACTATCTGCATCATAAACATATAAACATTTATTAGTTCCAAGAGCTGCATATCGTCTTCCAGTTAAATCGGTCCACGACCATTGAGCTCTTGCAGCGCCTGCAATTAATGTATTTGTAATTTGTTCCCATCCACCTAATTTTTCAGGTGATCCATATCTAAATCTTACATTATTTCCATCAATCCACTCACCCATAGCTTGTGAAGCGGTGGCTTGTTTATTAAATCCAGGTTTTAAAGGTATCTTTGCTAATGGCATATTATAAAGTTTGTAATGGATATTGAATATAAACTATCCCTTGTTGACCAGAAGAACTTCTTCCTCCTCCACCACCATAACTTCCACCATTTAATGAATCTCCAGAGTTACCAGCAGATCCTCCAGAACCACCAGAACTTCCTGTACTACCATCTGTAAAAGTTGGTCCTAAATTTGTACCTCCACCACCTCCTCCAGTTGGTGAAAAGTCATATCTTGGTTCTGTTCCAGCACTTCCTCCGTATAATCCTCCAGCTCCTCCACCGCCAGCACTCCAGTCTCCACCTTGTCCTGGAGGAACACCATCTCCACCATTAGAACTTGGATTTTGTGCACCTGCACTTCCTTGATATCCATTATTTTCTCCATTTTGACTTGATCCTCCACCTCCGCCACCGTTTGCATTTCTTTCAGTTCCTCCACCTCCAGCACCTGCACCAGCAGCAACTAATATTGTAGTATTTCTTAAAATTAATGATGCTCCTCCTCCACCTCCTCCAGATGCAGAGGCTCCTCCTGTAGCAGCGGAACCTCCTCTACCACCAAAACCATAATTTGTTCCTGAAATATTTATACCAAGTCCACCTGTACCACCATCACCATTTCCACCTCCATAACGTCCACCACCTCCGACAGATATATTTAATGTTTCAACATTGATTGATAAATTTGAATTTCTAACATAAGCTCCACCTCCACCACCTCCTCCAGTTCCATTACCCCCACCTCCTCCACCACCCCACATGATGACATCTACAGTTCCATATTGACCTACGTTAGTTATTACAAATTGATTACCACCAGGTGAAGAAAAAGTATGACGTCTCCAAAGTTTACCATCAATGGTTACAGTACTAATAGTACCACCCGTAGCTACTACGGAGTTAAATCCTCCAGAGCCTATTAGAAAAGGATAAAGAGTCATTGTGTTTAAGTAAGTCCACCACCTGTAATTACAAATGTGTTGGTTGTTACGCAATAAACAGTAGCTAATCCTTTTTGAGCTAGTGTTCTATTTCCTGTGTTAGCTGTTCCTACTTGATACATTGTTACACTCGTGCTTTGTGTAATTGTAATATCTGTTGTTCCACTATTAAATATGATTGCATTTTGACCTGATGAAAATATACTCGGTGGTACAATTACGTTTGAACTTGTAGATATACATTTTCCGTGGTCCGTGGCTGTTAGAGTATAGGCACTTGTTGCTGTGTTTAACGGAACAAGTCTCAACTCTCCTTTAGAATCATTATTCGTTGCACCTGTTAAAGTTGTGCAAGAAATAGTTGTACCAGTTAATGTTGTAGCTGTTGCAGTAGTTGCAAGGAATGTATTTGTTGAAACATTAGTTGTTGCGATTAAATTACCAACGGTTAAACTTTGTGAAGTAGTACTACCATAAGTTAACACTTGATCAATGGTCATTGTGCCACCTAAAGTGCTTAAAGTAATTGCATTAATATTTGTACCATCAGAATAAGCACCATTAACTTTACCTGAAGTTAATGCAAATCCTGTTCCAGAAGTTGTTTGTAATGTTAAAGTGTAACCTGCTCTTGTTGTTGAATCTTTTACAAAATATAATTTTTCTATACCATCTGGTACATTAACTACAGAATTACCAGTTAAAGTTCCTGTTAACTCAAGCACCATATTTCTAGCATTAGAAATAGCTGCGTTACTCATTACCAAAGTAGTGGTAGTAGAAGTTAAAGCAACTGATTGATAGCCAGCAACTGCTTGTTGTATTAAATTTAAATTGGTATTAGTTTTATCTCCCCAGGTATTCGAGTTTTCACCCGTTACCATTAACTCTAGTTTAAGATCCGTTGAATAAGATGATGCCATAAGTCTTTATTATATAATTATTAAGCCGCTATATCAACCACGGTCCATGTATTAGTTGCGTTGATATTAACCACTGCCCAAGCGTCTATAAATGTTTTACCAACATTTGTTGTTAATTGTACTCCAGTTACTTGAACACCAATTGAAATTACAACTGAACCTGTAGCTGTACTTAATCGACTGCCTGTAACTAAAGCTTCATTATCAATTCTAACAGATACTGTATCTGTTGTAGATCGTAATAAATTAGTAGTAGGGAATACATTAGCATTAGCTGTAACTACTTCATTACCTAAGAATATATCTAATTCTACTGATTGTGGATTAACAACTGCATTAGCATTTACTATTACAGTATTAACTGTAGATCGTAATAAATTAGTAGATAAATTTACATTTGCATCTGCAGTAATTGCTTCATCTCCTAAACTAACTGTTAATAAATTTGTAGTTGGGAATACATTAGCATTAGCTGTTACACTAACTGTATTAACAGTAGAAGTAATTCCATTTTCTTCAACTGCAAGATAAACGTTACCACCTGCTTCAATGGTTACGCTTTCAATATTTGTTGTTAATAAAATTCCATTTACAAGGATATTAGAATTAATTAAGAAAGAAACATTATTAACTGTAGATTGTAATAAATTACTAGTTAAATTAATTACTTGTCCAGCTTCAGCTGTAATTGTTCCAGTTGTAGATTGTAATAAATTTCCAGTAACATTAATGTTAGGACTAATAATAAAGTCTACACTATTAACTGTAGATTGAATTAAATTACTATTTACAGATACATTTATTCCTATACTAATTGAAACACTAGATATAGCAGTAGCAGCACTTACTCCAGTAACTTGTACTTCTACATTAACTCCACCTTCTGCGGAAAAAGGTGCTTCTGCAAATGCTGTTGCTCCAAAAAACATAATATAATCCTATAGTGGGAAGGGTTGGTGTATAGGTGGAAGACCCCTCCCAATATAGAATTATATCATTTCTTAAACCAGCTCGGAAGACCTAGGTGTTGTCTTTTATCAAAGATATTCTCAGCAGAACCTTGTGTTGCAACATTGTTATAATGTAAAAATACTTGGCCACAATCTTCGCCAGTAAAAGGTTCTCGCCAATGTTCTAATTCATTACCTCTATAAACTAACATATCTCCTGGTCTTAAATTTACTTTAATTCCTTTTGTATGTTGTGAAATATATCTTCCGTTTTGAAGACCACCTTTTTTAGAATCTGGCTCTATATAGATTGGCCATTCATCCCCACCTAAATTTAATGTAGTAGATATCTCACAACTAAATCTATCTTTATGCCTTTCTAAAATATCTCCTTTTTTATAAATTCTCGCGTAAGAATAATTTTCAATTAATTTTAATTTTGTGTGTTTTTCCATTACAGGTTTAACTTTTAATAATAAAGTTTCCATAGCAATATCAGCATAGTGAGAATAAGTATTAGGAACTTGAGGATCATTCCAAATACCAAACATTATTTCAAAAGGAGAAATATATCTTGCCTCAAATAAAGTTTTTGCAACTTGTCGTTTCATTAAAAAATAGTTGTAAATGAATCCAGCAAGATCTGGAGATATTGCTCTTCTTATTACGCAGTACTTATTTCTTTTAAAATTTTTCATGATTGTTTATTAAACACCATATTAGGAATTGCTTGTATATTCCAATGTATAAATCTAAACGGTTCTTTACCATGATCCACAGTATATTGATGTGGCATATAACTATTAAAAAATATCATTGTACCAGGACGAACTGAATAATTAACAGACATCAAACCATCCGTTATATCTGTTTGACTTTTTAATGGTAATTTAGTCATGGCTGCACCAGGTCTTGGATCATGAAATACAGGTCTTGATGTTTTTTCAGAACATTTTAAAAAATAAAAACCAGACACATGATTATTCCAATGTATATGAGTATCATGGTGTCCTCCACCATTTTTAGCAAATTCTTGTACCCACATTTCAGTAAAAACTAATGTATGATCTTTTAAATCAAATCCTTGAGCATCTAAAAATTCCCAAGATCTTTGACCAATGTAATTAGTTATTATTTTAAATACTGGATCAATTTGTAATGGTCCTGAATGATGTACAATACCAAAATCTTTTGTTTCTTTTATTAATTCTTTATTAAGTTTTCTAGCATCTTTAATATGTCTTTCAGAACCAGCTAATGCTAGATTTAAAAATTCTGGTTTATGTTCTATCCAAATTGGACAATTAAAAAGATTTTGTTTTTGTATACTATCAGTCATATTATCTATAAGGGTAACCTAAATTCCATATTACTAAACTATATCTTGTTCCTTTTACCACAGGTTTAACACGATGCCAAACAAAACTTGGAAATACACATATTGAACCTCTTGGTAATATTTCTGTACATTTTCTAATAGTTTGTTGTTTATCTGGATCATTATTTCTAAAATCAAATTCTAATTCTCCGCCCACATAATCTTCTGGTGCTGACAATGAACAGGTCACTGATAATTTTCTAATTTTACCATGTGAATTTGGATCATCTGGTTTATCATAAACTTTATCCCAACTATCACAATGCCAGTCATAATATTGATTTAACTTATATTTAGTAAATTGGCAAGACTCAGAAAAATCCCAATCAAAGTTCCAACCAGCTAATTTATTAGCTTCGTCTATATAAGGATGTATTTCTCTATATATCCATTTATCATTTAACCAAGCAATATTAGAATCTCTTTTCTTTTTTAAATCTTTTAAATCTTCTTCATTTAATTTTTTAGGATCTTTTCTATCAAAACCACCTGTAAGTGCTAATTGTTCTTCATGCATTGTTCCGTATTTAATAACTTCATCACAAAATCGTGGAGTTAATACTGATTGAAAATACCAATAATGATTTGTTAAATTCATATAATTTGGCAGTTAAATAATAGTGCAATTCTAAATGAATCTTTTTTATTAGGTAACATATAGTAATTTAAATCACTATTCCACATTACAAATTTACCAGTTTTTACTGGTATAGTCCAAAATCTTCCTTTATCTCTATGATCTTCCCATTCAATAACTAAATCATCATCTGCATCTACAAAATACATATAAGTAAAATCTGGTGAATTATGAATATCATAAGGATCAATGTGATTTCTTTTTATTGTTGTTTCTCCTTTTGCATGAACTTGTGCAAAGATACTAATAGGTATTAATGTAAAACCGAATTCTCCTCTGACATGATCTCGCATGTAATCATTAATCCAAGTAATATGTTGATGCATACCAACTCTAATATCTTTATAACGATTATCTTCTGCTGCTTTAAAATTAGCAAAATCAGATAATATAGAATTTTTTATTTTATTGTTATCTACGTGAGATATATTTGGCAATTCATCATGATAAATTGCAGTTTCAGATAATACTTTTCTGTGCATATCTTAAGATATATGCCTGAACTATTTTAAAGTCAAGTTTATGATATTAAAGGAGCTATTTTATCCCAAGATTGCGTAGCTTCATTCCAAGTATAAAAGTCTTTAATACCATTAGTTTCTGTATTCGGCATAGCTACTGGTGCTTCCCAAGAAGCTGTAGATACATTCAAATTCCAACTTGCATATGGTTTTTTAGAAATAAAAATATCATTATCTTCATCATAAGTATAACCAATACCAGCATAATTTCCTCTATATGCTTTTGTTTGATCACCTTCTGATCCATCAGCATTATAATATTTTCCTGCTCTTGTATTGTAAGATGTTTTTTTCCAAAGTGGCCATCCAGTACTTCTTTCTAAGAACTGAATACCTACATTTTCATCTTCTACACCACTAGCATTAATTGTATCAGAATTTGCTACAACTATTACTGCAATGACTTTTCCATTAACTCCTAATTTTGCAAAATGTGCCATAATTATCTCCTATTATATATTAAAAAATTATTGATATCTATATCTTACAATAACTACTCCAGAACCCCCTTGACCAGGAGTTCCAAAATTTGGCCAACTTGGGCCACTTCCTCCACCCCCAGTATTAGCTTGTCCTGTTCGTGAAGGTACAGGACCTACATTACCTCCATTTGCACCACCTCCAACTCCACCCGTTCCAGCAGTTCCAGCATTTCTATTATCTGCTCCACCAGCTCCACCACCTGCATAAAATACAGGTGAGCCTGTAATTGAACTTGCTGTACCAGCTCCGCCATTTCCACCTGTTTGAGTTGCTCCATTTCCTCCAGAAGCAGAAGCTCCACCTCCAGCACCTGCACCAGAATTTCCAAAAGGACCTGCTGTTCCACTTCCACCTGAATTTCCTTGTGATGGGCTTACTGCTGGTGAATTACCAGATCCTCCAGAAAATGCTGGAGGCCCATCATTACCACTACCCCCTCCTCCTGACCCACCTGCAGTTCCAGAATTTTGCCAGTTACCACCTTTTCCACCTCCTGCTGACGTTAAAGATATAAATATAGAAGGTGATCCACAAGTGCTTCCATTTCCACCTCCACCAACAGTTACTGGATAAGTGGTTGCTGTAACTGGTTGGCTAGTTAATGTTCTAAATCCTCCAGCCCCACCACCTCCACCTCTACATGGTCCACCACTTCCACCACCACCTACTACTAAATAATCAATTGAAGTCGATCCTAAAGGATTTCCAGCACAAGAAACTACAAAAGAAGAAGATCCTGTAAATGTGTGAACTTTAAAATTACCGTCTGTTGTTACTGTACCACCTGTTGCTGTTACAAATTTTGGTTGAGGTACAGAAGAAGCTAAACCATCATCCACTACTGACCAACCTCTTGTTGAATCTACATATACTAACGTTATTGATTGACCACTTGTACTTAGTAAACCATTAGATGTTGATCCTTCTATTTTTAACCCATTAGTTGCTAATGTTAAATTATTTGTACCCCAAGTTCCTGCATAATCTTTAAAAGCTAAAATATCTCCAGCAACAGCTGAAGCTGGAAGTGTTACTGTAAAAGCACCTGCTGTTGTATTACAAAAATATCCATTTCCTGATACTGCGGTAAATCCTGTAGTTTGAATTGTTGAAGACCAAGTTACTGCACCTTGTCTTCCTATCCCAGATTGAGATACTCCAGTTGCTACTGCAATTGTTGCTCCACTAAATCCTAATGTAATTGTTGTAGAATTTGTTTGTGTAATTAATGTACTTGAATTTGCGTTTTTTAAAGTATCTGATAATAAATTACCAGTCACACTTAAAGTTCCAGCAACACTTGTTGTTGTATTTGCTGGAATAATAATAGTATCTAAAGGATCACCCAATGTTAATTGAGTACATGTTTGTTTAGGACTAATTTTATTTACTTTTATTTCACTCATAATTTTTTATTGAAATTTGTACCTTATTGCAACTAATCCACTACCACCACTTTTATTAGCACAATTTCCTGTTCCACCAGCTCCTCCACCTGTATTAACTGTTCCACAACCTGCAACTGTTCTTCCACCAAAACCACCACCACCTGCTCCACCTGCGTTTGGTCCTACTGGACCACTTTGTGTTCCACCAGTACCACCTCCAGAAAACCATCTTCCTGCAGTCGGACCAGGAGTACCATAAGAAGGTGCGGTTGGACCAAAAAATGCATCAGCAATTGCTGCTCCTACTCCTCCTGTTCCACCTGCTCCAGTAGGTGGTCCTGCAGTTCCTCCAGAACCTCCTGCTCCTCCTCCACCACCAGTAGTAATTTGAGCACCAGGTCCTCCGTTTCCACCTGGATTACCTTGAGGTGGACTTACTGGAGGTGTATTACCTGTTCCACCAGATACACCTGCTGGAGTTAATGAAGATCCTCCACCACCTGAACCTCCAGGAAGATTTGGAGTATTATCAAAATAATATGCTTGTCCTTGTCCACCGCCTGTTGATGTAATTGTTGAAAATACTGAAGAACCACCTCTACCTCCTCCTCCTGCTCCAACTGTAACTGGGTAAGTTGTTGCTGCAACAGGTAAAGAACCTGTTGGACTTGGATAAGTCGTTCTGTATCCACCTCCTCCACCAGCAGCATTTAATGATGATCCACCTCCTGCTACTACTAAATATTCTACAGCACTTGGTCCACCTGCTGGATTAGTAGGACTATTTCCTATTTGAGATACTACAAAACATCCTGAACTTGTAAATACATGAGTTTTATAATTACCACACGTTAAAACTGTTCCACCTGTTGCAACTGTAAATAAAGCTTGAGGTGAAATATTAGAATCATCTCCTGCATTAATAACTAACCAACCTTTTGTAGAATCTACATATATTAAAGTTACTGATAAACCAGCTGTGTTAGCTGTATAATTATTAGCAACTCCTTCAATATTAGAACCATTTCTTCCAATAGTTAAATTGTTTGTATTCCAAGTTGTAGCATAATCTTTAAATGCAACTATGTTTCCAGCTGTAGGAGTTGCAGGTAAAGTTACTGTAAATGCTCCAGCTGTTGTATTACAAAAATATCCTGTTCCACTTACTGCTGTAAATCCTGTAGTTTGAATTGTTGAAGACCAAGTTACTGCTCCTGTTGGACCAAATCCTGAAACTGAAGCACCTGATGCAATAGCAACGGTTTGTCCTGTTGTTCCAATAGTAATTGTTGTTGCATTTGTTTGTGTAATTAATGTACTTGAATTTGTATTTCGTATTGTGTCTGTTAATAATGTAGCACCAGATGGTAATTTAATATTTTGACCAGATGCTCCAATAGTAATTGTTGTAGTATTAGTTTGATCAACTAAATTACTAGTATTTGAATTCTGTATTGTATCTACTTTTAATATTCCTGCCATAAATTATTGAAATTTGTATCTTATCACAACAACTCCTGATCCACCAAGTCCGTGAGGTGCATTTGAAATACTATCTCCAGCACCATTTCCACCACCACCTCCTCCTCTATTTGTTGTACCATTTGCTATAGGATTTCCTCGTCCACCAGTTCCACAAGGACTTCCAGCTCCGCCTGCGTTAGGAGCACCACTTGGTCCTCCAGCGTAACCTCCACCTCCTCCACCTCCAGCATAAGATACCGAAGAACCTGATATTGAAGTTGCAACACCTGCTCCACCTCTTCCTCCTACACCATAATTATTTGGAGTTCCTGGAGCACCTATTTCACCTGCTCCGCCACCACCACCTGCAGATCCACCACCAGTTGCTCCACCATCTTTACCTTGTGGTGGACTTGTTGGTGGAACATTTCCTAAATTTCTTCCAGCACCAGAACCACCTGGTTGACCATCGTCTGGAGATTGTCCTCCTCCACCTCCTCCACCTCCTGCAGATGTTATTGTTGAAAAAATTGAATTTGAACCAGGTAATCCGCAACCAGATCCAGGACCTCCTCCAGCCCCAACTGTTACTGGATAAGTTATTGCTGTAACAGGTAATGATGTAGAAGAAGCTAAAGGGGAAGCTGTCCAAGGTGCTCCTGAAGCTTTTGATTCTCTAAATCCTCCTGCTCCACCTCCTGAACCTCCTCCATTACCAGCTTTACCTTGACCACCAGCTCCACCACCAGCTACTACTAAATAATCTACTGTATTTGAACCAGCTGCATTACCAGCGTTTGATACTACAAAACATCCTGTACTGTTAAATGTATGAATTTTGTAATTACCACATGTTGTTACTGTACCACCCGTTGCTGTTACGAATTGAGGTAATATACTACTACCTGTATTATCTGATATTGGTAACCAACCTTGTGTTGAATCTACATAAATTAAAGTTATAGTATCTCTATTGGTGTATAAAGTTGCATTTTCTGTTATACCTTCTATTTTAGAACCATTTCTACCAATTATAATATTATTTGTTCCTGCAGTTCCAGCATAATCTGTTATTCCAACGATATCTCCAGCTGTAGGAGTTACTGGTAAAGTTACTGTAATTGCTCCAGAAGTAGTATCAATAAAATATCCATTTCCTGATACTGCTGTGAATCCTGTTGTTTTAGGAGTTGTATCCCAATTTACTGTTCCTGTTCTTCCAAAACCAGATTGAGAAGCACCAGAAGCTGCAGTTATCGTAGCACCACTAAAACCTATTGTAATTGTTGTTGCATTAGTTTGAGTAATTAATGTACTTGAATTTGTATTTTGTATTGTGTCTGTTTTTAATGTGACATTAGTTGGTAAACTAATAGTATCCCCAGAAGCACCGACTGTTAAAGTTGTACCTGTTTGTGGTTCAATTGCATTAACTTCTATTTTAGACATATTATATTACTACCAAAGTTCCTGTTACAGTTAAAG